TGATAAGGGATTATCAACAAGATTATCAGATGCATCAAGAGTACCTGGATTAAGTACAAATCTATTAAATGAACGAGTTAGTTCAACACCATCTTTTTTAATGACGGTTGCTTTTCTGACCTGTACATGCTTGTACTGGCCTACGACCTCTATTTTGTCGTATTCAATTGTTTCAGTTAATGCCATTAGGAAAATCTCTCCGAATTAAACAGGTTTAGGCATTAAATATTTTATGTGTACTAAATTTATAAAAATATAAAATTTAACCTAATCTAGTTGATAGGAGAAAGAAGACCATAAATGTCTTACCCCTGTGTTACCACTCATTATAACTATTTCTTCAGATGAATTTATATAAACACCACTACAATCTTTATTGTTATAACCACCTACAAAAATACCTTGATGATCATTTACTGCAAAAGGTAATCCACTTAATGTAACCCCACCTGTAGACATATCACTACTGTTAGTAAAAATATTAAAACTTATATGAACAATATCTCCAATCTTGGTATATGTAGCAGAATTAACACTAGTATTTGTTCCTCCTAATGCATTTACGTTTCCTATAGTCCAAGTTCCTTCTTCATAGTCGTCCAAAATATTTGCAGCAGTACCAACTGAACTACCACCAGTAAAGTCAATACCTTTACTAGCAGCTCTTATGACTAAGTTTCCAGCCATAACTTCTACATCTTTAGTACTTCTTACAGCATCTAAAACGTGAGTAGTATCATTTTCGTTATAAGCCATATAAAATCTGCCATCTCCTGCTCCCATACTCCATTTTGTATTTGCACCATTGCTTCCTTCAAGAGATAAGACTCCGTAACTAGTACCTTTTATATGTACAAATTTTGTATCGGATACGTTTCCCCAACTACTATCATGTGGGGAAGTACTTCCAATACCTACATGACCATAAGATGTAATACGTACACTTTCTTGTTCAGCAGATCCGTTATAAGTTTTAAATTTAATTGCAGAACCAACTAGAGTAGGATTTTGATAATAAGTTCCACCAGCAACTATTTTTGTATCATGTGATCCATGGCTTGACTCGCTTGAATTGGATAAACGAAGTAAATCTTCACTAGTAGTAGCTTTTATATCTAGGGAAAAGGCAGGATCGGTTTTACCTATACCTACTTGTTGACTGCTATCTATAGTTAAAGCAGTAGTTATAGTATTACCAGTTGTTCTAGTCTGTAAATGCATTGAAGATGCACCATTATTTGTAGCTGTTGACTCACCTATTATTCTTACAATTCCAGCCTGACCTACACCTCCTGAAGGTGTTTTACCAATAAGACTTAAAGTCGCATTTGCATCGTCGGTGTTTGCATAAACTTCCAACATTGGAGTGCCGGAAATCACAACAAAACCATTAGTAGATGTGTATGCTTTCTTCGTGTTGTCGTAATAGAGTTCAACGGCTCCATCAGCAACACCTTTCAAATAAAGTTCATTATCTGTTTTAGTTAACCTTAAATCATCACTTCTAATTCTTAATTCACCTGCTGGGTTATTAATTAGAGAATTAGATGAATCTCGATAAATTGCTAATTTATTAGTACCACCAAATTGAGCTTGAGCATCCTCAGGCATTAAGGTACCAACACTCGTTGTCTCAAACTTCTTAGAGTTGTTGAAATAAAGATGGACACCGCCATTAGGCTCGAAAATACCCATATTCTCACCACCAGCCGATCTTAAATAGATATACCCGTTTGAACTATCTATGTAGTTATGAGATCCATTGTGGTAGATTTCTAGATCCTGCGAATCTCCCCATGCAGACTTGATACTATCGTAGAAATTAGAACCATATCCTGTTGAACTAGCAGTAACTCTAACCTGACCAGAAACATCTATGCCATTAGTAAAGGTCTCAACCTTCTTAACGTTGTCGTAATAGAGTTCTACGGCTCCGTGACTAGAAGCTATTAAAGCATTTTCAGTACTTGCAGTTTGTAAATATATATTGTTATCTGTCTGAAGATAAATATGACTTCCATCATTATTTATGTTTAAGCGTCCTGTGTTGTTATTAATATATGAATGAGATCCATCATGATAAACAGTTAAATCCGAAGAAGTTCCAAATGCAGCCTTAGCATTATCATTAAAGATCAAATCATCAGCTGACTTATCCCAAGTAACGTTTGCAGCTGCACCAGTAAACGTTACATCTCCGTCGTGTGTAGCACCATCGTCTACATGAACTCCGATGACGTTTGTTCCTGTGTTAGTAGTCTCAAAACGCTTAGTGTTGTCATAATAGAGTTCTACGTTTCCATCTTCAGTAGCTTGTAAATAATATTCATTCTTACCAGCTGCAGTCATTAACTCAATATGATCACCTCTTATTTGGAATCTATTTGCTGTGTCGTTAATGATTGATTGAGATCCGTCATGATAAAGGGATAAATCCGACGAAGATCCAATGTTTACTTTCTTATTATCAGGGAAGTTAAAACCATTACCATCCATGGTGAAAGTTTGAACTCCATCTGAAGAGAAACCCATCGTTCCACCAGTTACAGAGTACAATCCTGTGTTGTTGTCCGTTCCAAAGGTAATACTTGGAGCGGTAGCACTACCTGCAGGAAACTCAGTACCTACTGTGACGTAATCTGCACCAGATAAGATGACACCGAAGAAAGCATGACCATTAGCTGGAGCTGAACTGAATACAATATTATTTCCTAATAGTTTGAAACCTACACTACCCGTCGGATCAGGTTCTTGAATGACTCCATTAACTGAGATATAAATCTGCTGAGTGTTAATTGGGAAAGGTACTGGAGCTGCTCCTCCAACTAGTAAGGCAAACGAAGTTGTGCTCCCGTTAAAACTAGAACTTATATCGTCAATAATTTTGTTGCCTGACTCCGCAACTTGCAGATCATTCCCAATATACATTTTGTATTAGATGACTTTGTTATCTTCTATTGTATTTCTACTCTATTTATCTATTCCGCTTCAAACTTAGTATTTGGACCATTAGTAGTAGGTGCTTTAGGCCAAACGACTGATGCATATCCCGTTGACGCATAAGTTTGACAAATATCTCTCAATGCTTGACGATATGCAGCCCATGCTGCTTGATCAACAGTACAACCAGGTGTCATTGTCCAGTCAGTTGTACGTAATAGAAAATCACGTTTCTTACGAATGATATCCCAACTTGTCTCATCTAATTTAAGAATCGCTCTATCAAACTGCTTATCAATCTCTGCTTTAATATCTTCAAACTGTTTTTGAAGAACACTTATATCGCCAAAAGTAGTTAGTCCCATGATCTTAAGTCTGATCAAGGTAACTCAGTGTCAGATCCATTGCAGTGGCTGTATCACAACGTGCTCTCAGAACATCACTAGCTTCGAGGATGATCTTACTTCCCGTAATCAATTCAAGAGAAGAACCAGCTGGAACCGGAACACTCTTTAGTAAGTAAACATTATCCCCACTATTAGGAACTAGATAAACATCTACGTTTGCACTGGTAGATGTTTTATTAGCAACTAAAGCATTAAGAACAATAAGAGTTGAAGATGCTCCAGCAGTCAGCACATTTGTATTGGTGCTACTTACAGCATCTGTAACTAAACTGGATTTAGTTGCTTGTTTGAAGGTATTTGCCATATCAGCCTAAAGCGACGATGAGAGCGATGTTGTCATTGGAATTAAATAAACCATTCACAGTTAAGCTTCCTGTAATAGAAACGTTACCTGGAATAGTCGCTGATCCACTTCCATCTATTGTAAGCCGAGCAACACCTCCCGTCACTAGTGCTATTTGATCAGCTCCTGTAGAAATAATTCCTGTATTAGGATCATTTGCAAATTTAAGAGCACAGCTGGTTAATGAACCAAGTCCGAAAGATGCATTAGATCCATCTTCTCTTAAAAGTGCTATACCACCAGCAGTAGTATTATCATGAACAACACAGACTTTTTTATCTGTATCGATAGTAACTTCTCCTACTGCACCAATGAAAGTAGAAGTCTGATTTGTTGATCCTCGACGGAGTTGTACTTGGGTTGCCATAAGCCTATCCTAATGCAACTGCTATTGCAGTAGCGAAACTTTCGGTTGCAATGTCCCCAGTTTCATCTGGGAGAGTTAAAGTTCGATCCGCAGTTGGATCGGTAACTGCAAGAGTTGTCTCATAAGAGTTAGCCGTAGCTCCCTCAAATACAAGAGGACTTCCTCCTGCAAATACAGCGCTTCCTGCAGTAATCGTTCCTGTAATCGTAGGACTGGTAAGACTTTTGTTAGTTAAAGTCTGTGAACCGGCTAATGTCACTACTGTGGAGTCAATTGCGTAAGTTACAGTTGAACCTGTAGCACTCGTATCAATTCCAGTTCCACCAGCAAGAACTAATGTTGCTGAATCCAAATCAATAGAAATTGATCCAGAATCAGACTGAACATCTAAATCCTCTGCTGTAATTTTAGTATCTACATACGCCTTAATACTCTGCTGTGTCGCCAAGTGTGTTGCAGAGTTACTAGACATATCATCTTCATCTTTGATTGAAGTTCCTGATATGGCATCATTCAGAACAGCACTAGTTAAAGTCTTATTAGTTAAAGTATCTGAAGTAGCTAATCCAACTAGTGTATCTGTTGCATTAGGAAGCGTAATTATACGATCCGCTGTTGGGTCTCCTACAGTCAGCGTGGTCTCATGAGCATCAGCAGTAGTACCTTCAAAGACTACGGAGGCGTCACTAAGATATAAACCAGAAACTGTTGGAGACGTTAATGTTTTATTAGTTAAGGTTTGAGAACCAGCTAAGGTAGCTACCGTACTATCGATAGCAAAGGTAGCTGTGGTACCTGAGCCACTTGTATCTATACCAGTCCCACCGGTAAGTATTAATGGTTCTGAATCTAAATCAACATCAAAATTACCAGAGTCAGTCTGTACATCTAAATCTTCAGCAGTAATTTTGGTATCTACATAAGCTTTAATACTTTGTTGTGTAGCTAAGTGAGTGGCTGAATCACTCGACATATTATCTTCATCTTTAATTGATGTCCCTGATATAGAACCATTTAAAACAGCACTAGTTAAAGTCTTATTTGTAAGAGTTTCGGTGGCATCGATTAAAGAGATAGTTCCATTAACATCTTGAACAGTCAGAGTTCTAGTAGTACTTCCAGAAATACCTGAACATTCAAATGCTAATTGTTTTGTATTATCTGAATTATCACGAACTCTAAAACCACTATCATCGGTAACAACTGCAGTAGAAGTAATAGAAGATAGTCCAGCAATTGTTGTCGCAGTTCCACCTAAAGCAATACCTGTACTTCCAACAGTTACGGAACTGTTAGCAAGCTTTGCATTAGGAATTGCATTTGTTCCTATTTCGCCAGATGTATAAGTTAAACCAGATCCAGATGCAACACTAATATGTGCTCTAACTTCAGAAGCTGAAGGTCCTGTATATGTAATAACACCTGTTGAATTGTTATAAGCTAAGCTTCCATCTCCACCTGCATCTGTAACTGAGATCGAACTAAGTAATGCAACTGTACCTGTTGCATCAGGTAATGTAATTGTTCTATCAGCTGTCGAATCTGTAGCAGTTACTGTTGTCTCATAAGCATTAGCTGTCGATCCTTCAAAAACAATATTTCCACTTCCGATACTAATTGTATTAGCTGCATCTATCGCGCCTGCATATAAAGTTGTACCTATTATTGATGTGGAAGTTAAAGAACTTAATCCAACAAAAGTAGTAACCGTTGCACCTAAACTTACACTGGTGCTTCCAATAGTTACTGAACTATTTGCTAAATTACTATTTCCTATTGAAGTGGCAGTTGTTAGTACAGTTCCAGTTTCATTTGGAAGTGTAATAGTTCTATCAGCAGTTGGATCAGTGGCAGTTAATGTTGTCTCATAAGCATCTGCTGTAGCACCTTCAAAAGTTAATCCACTAGTGGTTAACTTTAAAGAATTAGCAGCATCTTCAGTACCTACATTTAGGGTGGTTACATTTCCAGTTGTCGCTGTTAATGCTGTAATACCTGTAAATGTCGTAACAGTCGCACCAAGAGCAACAGCAGTTCCACCAATGGTTACCGAACTATTTGCTAATTGAGAATTAGGAATAGAACTTGTTCCTAGGACACCTGTTGAAGAGTTATATGTTAATCCTTCACCAGAAGCAATACTTATCGCTCCTCGTGCTCTCGCAGTCGTATGATAAAGATTTGTATTTTCAGTAAGATCAGCTGTCGTATTACCGCCAAAATCTAATTTATCTGAGGAAGTATTTAACTCCTGAAATAAACCACTGACAATTACGAGTGACTTTCTAGTTGCCATACTTCAGTCCAACTCAGTTCTATATTTTTTCTAGAAAAAAAGAACTATTATTTAATATCTATCTTACCAATAATATAGTTATTAATTTCTAACTAATGGCGCCTCTATCTTGACAATAAGTTGAGTTGTACTTGACGCTCTTCCAACACGAACTAAATAATGAGTACTGCCCGTTGGAGGAGTAGATGTTACACCGCCTGCACTAGTAGCTGATAAATAATAATCTGCAGCTCTAGTCAATCCCGAAGATGCTAATTGACCATGAGTCACACAACGTACCGTCTCCCCTATCGATTTTGAAGTTTCAGCAAAACCTATACAACTAGCTTTATCAATAGTGTCATTCGCTATAGCTTTGCCTAATTTTCCGTCACTAGATCTAGAATACAAAGCCTCTCCTTGAGAAACAGCCTCAAAAGCAGGAGCTGAAAATCCAGCAACGGAATAAACCTGTTTGCCAGCTATTGTTGTTTTTAAATCTATTAGAACACCTATTAAGCCCTCCATATTTGACTCATAAGGTTCTTGATCTTTTGCACCTGACATTAATCTATCCTGATAGGTGGTTCTATACGAATACTAAAAATAGAAGTTGTAGCGCCTTCTCCTATACGTACAACAGCCTGACCAGAACCAGATGGGACTGTAGTTGTTATAGCACCTGCAGTTGAAGGACTTAGATAATAAATATCACCTGGATCAATAGTACTTGGCATAGTCTTAACACCAGTTGTTATTACCTTGCATGTTCCTGTGGCTGAAGTAGCAGCATCAGCTAAACCAATGACATGAGTATTTTCTAAGGAACCATTAGCAGCACTCGCTTTACCTACTTGACCATCCGAAGCTCTCATATATAAAGCATCCCCCTCTGCTACATTTTCAAATGCAGTGGCATCAAAACTCAAACGTGTTGGAGCAAAAGTAGGAAACCCTTCTTTTAAATCTATTATCGAATCTACTAAACCACGATAATTAGGTTCATAAGGTTGTCTCGTTTTAGTAAAAGAATTTGCATCTAACAGATCGACCATGACTGCTATAGCACCTTCTACATTTGGTTCGTATCCTGTAGCCATAATTTTTATCTACTGAATATTATTTTAATTTGTAAACTCCTTTAGAATAGAAATATAGGAGATCACAATGTCAACAGAAGTAATCGCTGCCATAATATCAGGAAGCATCGGTGCTTTTGCTGGTATAACGCGAGCATTCTCAAATTTTAATCAAAAATTAGAAAAAAGATTTGAATATATTGAGCGTGACCTTGATAACCTAGAAGATAGAGTTGTACGTGATTACGTGTTAAAAGAAGACTTTTTAAGAGAAATGCAAGCTGTCCATAACAAATTGGATCGCATCCTAGACCATTTGTTAGCTCAGCATTAAGGACCTATAACAACCCAAGAGGTACTTGCAAGTAAGTAGATAGCTAACTTACTGGTAGACGTATTGTAGTGTAACTGACCATCTACAGGATTAGCTGGATAGCCAGCACTTACAGAGGCAACGGCTTTGGTTGTTTGCCAATTGGAGCCATCATATATTTTATAGATCTGAGTACTAGCTGTATCGAGCCAAGATTCACCTTTACTAAGAGAACTAAAACCTGCTGCAGAAGTATTAGGAGCAGTTGAACCAATAGAGATAGGACCTACTTTAATTAAGCCTGTTGAAGGAGAAGATGTATTATCAGCGAAAAAGAGTCCGGGGTCACCTGCATTATTATTAACAGCCAACTCAGCAGTACCAAGACGAATAGGATAAGGCCGGTCATGAAGAGTACTAGAACGACGAGAAAGGATTTGTACAGCCATATCTAAATATTAATATAAAGATCAGAATCAACAACTACATCCTGATCAGTAATAGGATTATAAGTATCGCTATCTATTGTACTTGTAGAAGCCGTAGTACTAGTAGGAATACCATTAATAAAAGCACCTCCATCAATAACGCCTGCTTCATAGTCAGAAGCAAATTCATTAATAGGCTTATCAACTATGCCGAATTTTGTATCCTCTAATAAAGCTGGAGACCGATTAAATAACTTATTAATCAACGTAATCATTCGATTAGTAGTATTAACTGCTTTTCCATCTCGACTTAAATTTCCATCTGCATCTCGTTTTAAACCATCAGTAAGAGTCATCCCAATTACAGAGGGATCAAAATCAGAAATAGATTGGGGTTGATTTCTATTACCAATAACAGTTTTGCCTCCACTCCACTTTGTATTTTGTTGAGTTAATTTTAATAACTCATAATTATCTTGTACTTTTAATCTTTCTTTACTAAAGTTCTTTTCAAATTTCTCTAAACCAGCTCCTACAGGTTTATCACTTGGCTCTAATAACCAAGAACGTACATAATCATGTTTTTTTAAATTACTAACAGTGCAATAACCACTACCGGTATCACTGAAAGGATAAACAACAGTAAAACTATTTGGATTAGGTACCGAACTAATGGTGTATTCACCAGAAACGGCATTACCACTTGTAAATATCAGTTCTATCTTAGTATTAGCTTCTAGATTATGATTGTCAACATTAACAGTTATATTTGGACCATCCTGAACGTACTTAGCGGCTAAATCAATAGGCTCATTTCCTTCATCATGTGTCAAAGCAAACATTGCTGCATAAATATGCTTGCACCAACGCATTTGATAATACATTAAACTTTGAAAATCAACTGATTCTGTATCTTCATATTCTGGTAATTCATAAAAATTATTAATAACGGTAAAACCTAAATCTCTAAAAGTACCTGGAATATCTCTTTCTTCACTAACTGTTCCGTCTGGCTGTAAAACACCACCAGGTTTAGTTGATCTAACAGTTGTTCTTGGGAATTTGTCAGAAAGTAAATCGCTATATAAATTATAACTATCACGCCTTGAAAAGTCTTGACAAGAACATTGCCATCGTAATTCAGTTGTTAAAAATCTACCTACAAGAAAACCACGATGAGCAGGCACAACAGTCGATGTCACCTCATCAGAAGTTGTAGCTCCATAACTATCTTGCCTTTGAAATATAATTTCTTTTGTTACAGCATCTAAACCAGTGACCGTGTAACCTACATAATTTTTGTAATCTCTACCTCTAAGTAGACGACTAACAGTTACATTACCGGAAGTAGTACCACTAAGAAGAGTACTTAAAGTGAACTGAGTAGAACTAGTAACAGTAACTGTATATCGACCAGAGGTAACAGTACCACTAGTGACATCAATAAATACTTTATTTCCTGAAGATAAGCCATGAGCCGAGGGACATGTAATTGTAACTGTAGACCCACTTCTCGAATAAGTGGAGGCAAGACCTGGATCTTTTTCTATAATCCGATCAGCTAACCGTTCGCCTGAAAAGAAAGAAAGCTCTGTAGGCAAATAACGAAGACGAACTCTTGTAGTAGTCCAACGCGAATCCCCAAAAGTAGTCGATAAATAATAGTTAACATTTCCGTTGTTAGTTGCCGATGCTGAAGTAGTGACAGTAAATGTATTTTGTGTAGTGCTTACGATTGAAAGTGTTTCATCAACACCTCCTCCAGTTGAGATATCTAACCAAACACTTTCTCCAGGATATAAACCATGATCTTGTTTAGTAACAACTAACGTCGTCCCTGATTGACTGTATGTAGCACTGACAGATTTACCTAAATATCTTACCCCAAGTATTGGCAAACCGTAATCGTAAAAGCTGAATGCATCTGTATCACGCATTCCAACAATATGTTCTCCTAATTCTTGATTAGTAGAAGGAAAAGTATAAAGTCTTGCAGGAATAAATACACCTGGAAACTGCTGAAAAGTAAAATATAAACGGTAATCTCCACGGCGTTGTCTTTCACCCGCAGTGGAACCTAACATACTTTGAGTTAAGGTATATAATTCATATCCTCTACGCCATCTACTCCATAAGGAATCGGTATTATAAAATCTAATTTCACTATTTTTATAACTTCTCCCACCACTTTCAGCTACAGAAAAAGCACCATTATCTAAATTCTTTGAAAACCCTTTATCAAAATTTGTTTTGGGTGAAGTATTAAATTTACCTATACCAAAAGGCATCTTTTAATTTAGTAATATCCACCTTGTATATTACAATAGAAACCATTCGTCAAAGCCGCTGTACCACTGACAGAGACGTATAAAGCCTGTCCACGCTTAAGCATTAAGCCTCTTTGTTTAGGAGCTATTTCATTATTAGCAGAACCAAAATTAGAGCCAGCCTGAACAACAGGATGATTAATAAGAGGTAAAACTTCTTTTAAAGTCAAACTGCAATATTGTGTAGCAGCAACAGCATCAATACTCGCAACAAATAGCGGGAAAAATTGGTTAATATTAGTGACTGTTCCTGTACTTACTAAATAAAAACAGAAATCAATCGGATCATAAACGTCTACGTTACCTGTAATTGTTCCACCAAGACTAGGAATAGTGACAGTAAATGTTGTTGGAGTAACAGTGACAACTGTAAATGTTCCATCAATAGGAACAGTTCCACTGTTGTAACTAGTGAAGTTTAAAAATACTGCTTGACCTACTTCTAAATTATGACCACCAGAAATAGTTATTGTTGCAGTAGTAGAGTTTGCAGAATAAGTACCAGAAGTCGCTGTTCTAGCATCAATCTTTTCAATTACTCTTTTGCTATATCGAAACCATATCTCATCTATATATGCGCCACTGATAGATGTATCTGTCAAAGCAGAGTCAACATCGAAAACTTTGGTAGAGTTACCAACAGCAGTTGGAATAAGACTGGTAGAAAAGGCTTGACCTGATGCAACAGTTAACAAAGTAGAAGACGTCGCTGGACGATCTACCATTAACGGTTGTTTATTCGAACTACTACTTGACACTTTTATTGATAGATAGACTTAATTTCAATTATAACTGAAGGTTTTTTACCAACGAGCTACTTTTGGATCTAAATCTTCTTCAAAAGTTCTCCAAGGATCTTGTTGTGTATATGCATCATCTTGTTCTTGTGTTTCCCAAGCATCACTATCTTTAGGTTGAAAACCTCTTCCTACACCCTGAGGAGCATCTTGATATCCTGGAGTCATTCCTGAAATATTTTTTTGCCCTGCCATTCGCTGCGGTCTTCCTTCACCAAAACGCCTGCCAGTATCAGGTCCTTCTGATTCCCAAGGTATATTTCTTCTTCTGGCACCAAAAAGATAACCATTTCTGGTTGTAGGTTGAACAGCGTTAAAACGTCCTGCCATTTTATGCAGCCGCTACATTGAAGGTCACAGTAGCAGCAGTACCACCTGCTTCACTTACCCAGTTTGTTCTTATCCACTTAACTGGTCTTCCAGACACACTATAAACAGTTGTTCCATTAGCAGTAATTGTTTGATTAGCTATTATTGGAGCATAATTAGTTCCGTCAACACTTCCCTCTAACCTAACGATTACGTTCGTATCGACATTCGCAACAGTAACAATAAAAGTGTAATCTCTTGTAGAGAAAGTATTATTAACAGCTACTTGTAAAGCGGTACCAACAGCTGGTGCTGATAATGTACTCTCTACACTGAAAATCGTATCTTGAAAATAATTTATAGCCATAAAACTGAAGCTGACTTATTACCTAGAATAACAGGGGGATATGCTAAGTATTATCTCTGAATTTATTCGCAAAATCACTTTTAAATTTACTCAAAAATTCTTTACTCTCACTTTTTTTACTCTTCTTAGCAGTACCAGTTCTTTCAGAGGCATCTGTCCATCTATCCCAACCACCAAGTGACTTAGGATCTGCTTTGGCAGTTTTATACTTTTCTCCATACTTACTACCTCTTTCAGTAGTATTTTCCCAATCCATATCATCAAAAATAGACATAATTACCTCCAAGGATCGCTGCTATTTTTTAAATTCTCAGACTTTGCTTTAGTAGCCTGAGGGGTATTTGAAAACTTATTAGCAGAATGTAGTTCACGTTCTACTTGTGTAGTTTCACTTAAAGGAACCCTATCTACTCTTTCAGTTTCTCTATCCATACTCCCAGCACTCATTTTTTCTGCACCTTCAGAAACATGCCCTCTTTTTTGAGCACCTCTGTTACGATCTTGCTGATCTCTTTCTCTTTGAGAAGCAGAATAATCAGTAGCTAATCGTTTAGCTCTTTCTCTTTTCGCAGCCGGATCTAATGCCATAATAAAAACCTCTAACGATAATTAGTTTCAAGAACAAGTCTGGTACCAACAGCAACATCAGCTGGTCCAGGTAATGCTTGAATAAATTCAGCACCTTCTCTATTAAAACGATAGCGAGCTTGCTCTGGATTTCTATAATTAGGAACATACAAATGAAGAGCTAATCTATCTGTTTCATATAAATAAATCTGAGTCCAAGTTTTAAGTGTCTCTTTAAAATCAGATGTTGAAATTGTTCTATCAACGTCACCTAAGATACTCTCTATTCTGCTCTTTGGAACTGAATCATTATTAACGCTACCAGTCATATCTGTGCGTTTCTCAGCTTCGTCACAACGACTAATCTGCTCAACAATCTTGTCATACCAAAAAGAGTCCTGAATATTATTCATCGCCTCTTCAAGACGTGCTTGGTCACCAGCTGGAACCGAAGTTAAGTTATAACCTAGATGCCAACGCACCTTAGATTGTACATAGTTATCAAGCTTCATTAATCAACACTAAAACAAGCCTAGTGTCAGTCTACTCGGACTAAGTTCTCTTTGAAAATTTCATCCCAATCAACTCGCTTAATATTTCTCAATTGTTCTAACTTCTGAAATCTTTCACCAGATTGAGAAGTCTGTAAATCTTTAATATCACGAGCTGTTTTAAGACCTACCCCAGGTAACGCATCGGCAATTTGACGTGCAGAAGCGGTATTAATATTTACACGAGTGTCAACTGGAAAAGTTTCTCTTGTAGTTAATTTGGCAGGCTTAACTCCTTCCGCTGCTAATTCTGCAGTTAAACGTTCTTCTGTACGTATCTTTTCATTAGTGGCATCAATATGAGGAGTCAAATCACACTCATCTACATATAAAACTTCGTCTTGTGCATCTAAGCACATCATGATGCCTTCACCATGATTAGAGATAACTTCAACAAGCCCTCCAGTGACTTTGTATTGGTACAACATAAATGGACTGGATTGAATACGTTATGACAATAACCCTACTAAATCTAAACTTTCAATTTAGATTGGATGGTTAGGGTGAGAGTTGTCGTGAATTAAAAAACAAAAAATAATTGTGATTATTAAAAGAATAGCAAGAGCAGTAAAAATCACTAGTAAAAAATCAAAGACATCCCATTATAAGCAAAGAAAAAGCGGGTCATCAAGACCCGCCAATTCTTTTAATCTAAAAAACTATTACTCGTCGTTACCACCTAACTGAGAGGCGAAGTCAATGAATCCTTGGATATCATTCCAAGAAACATTAGCAGCAGGACGTAGATAGTTCACGCGGCAAAGAATGTAGCCTGCGCGACCAGCAGTTGAATCGTCAGCACTAATATAAACACCGTCACCAGACACAGAAGTGTTAGTAATTGCGTTTACATTGTATACCTTGAATGTGGTATCTGCTGTGACTTTATACATCATGGAGTTAGCAGCATCCTGATCATCGATCGTGGCTGAAACTGTTGTCCAGAATGGTAGATCACCTGTTGTTGTGTCAGCAGCTCCTTGAGCGAAAGCACTAGAAGCAGCAGTAATTGAAGCACTAGCTGCAGCTAAACCATTTAACTGAGTAGCTGGAACACCGAGTGGTGCGCCACTGTTGTCAGGTCCTAGAAGTAGTAGCTCAGTACTTGTAGCTCCTAAATCAGCTGTTACAGGTGCAGCAGGGAATCCTGCTCTATCTTGTGCAGCTGAAGGTACGTCCTGTCCAATAGCGATTGAAGCTCCATAGACATAAGCTGGACGCTCAGCACTAGCTTGTACAACAAGGCTAGTACGATCATCACGAACTCTGTCTCCAGAACGTCTATCAGGAGAAGGTACTGTGATATTGAAGCTCTTGTAAGAGGCTTTGTCAGCCGCTACGTTGGAAACTTTTACGTAACCAACAATTTCAAATGCTTCAACACCTGGAAGGCCAAAAACGCCTTCGTCGTTGTAACCAGAAAGTCTATTGATCTGATTACCTGGCTGGAGAACGGCTCCAGATTGTCCTTTATAAGATGCCATTAGTTAATACCTCCTTATTCAGTGATAGTGAAGGCTGTTGTAATGAAGTCCTTATTCAAGTTCGCAAAGCCGGCATAAAGTTGCCATATCAAAATGATAAAGCGCGAGAAGTCGTCGTTGTTATTAATTAGAACTTGAGCATTTGGACCACCAATACCTACACCAATCGCCTGAGGACCGAAGAATAGTCCGGCAGGAGTAGTTCTTGAGGAAGCTCCGTTACCATCACCGATATCGACCGAGATAGTTTTGGCAGGGAAGTTTGTGGATTCGAAGAATCTCACGCCTTCAAACACGAAGCCGCTGGGCATTGTAGGCTCACCAGCAACAAACTGAGCTTGTCCGTATTGTCCACCACCATAGATGGCTTGGTTAGGAGCCATAGCACCCATAAGAGGGTTAGGCTGTCCCATACCTGGGTAACGTGCAATTTCACGGAAGCCCTGATCAGCACGGAGATCTTTCATTAGAGAAGGATCTGCTATGCAACGATAGTAGCCGTCTGCGAAAACTGGAACGTGACGCTTACGAAGACTCTTAACAACTTCTAAAAGGTCAGTTTTTACATTGAACTTAAAGCGCTCGGAAGCGTACTCTGTAGCTGTATAAGCACTTAGAGTAGTTGAGTTTGACTTAGCCTTGTTGTTAGGGTAGTAGTAACCACCTTGTGAATCACTACTTTGACCACGGGATTCAGTCTTGAATAGCTCGTCAATGAAGACGCGATCACGCCAACGGCGATAATCATCAAGAAGGGTCAAGCTGCCTATTGACTGGTGGAACATGTTAAGGTTCCCAGTATCAAGCAATAGACGCTGAGCGGTCATTAATGTCTCACGAGCAATCTTGAATGTGCTTGGGAGATTTGTGTTGTT